TTGGCACAATATGTATTTCTTTTGACAATTTTTGGGGATCAACCATGTTGTCAATTAGTTGTTCCTGTGTTTTTATTTGACTGGGATCTTTTGCAAGCAAAAAATGTTCATTTCCTTCAAGTGATTGCTTTACAATATATCCAACAAACCCATCTGTATTGGCATCAATTGCTTGAATAACCTCTTGAGAATTGTGTGCAGCAACATGCCATGTTTTACCAAACCTCTTGCCGAGGCCACCATGTAGATATACCTTATTCACTGTTCCTTAAACCTTAAATTTTATTACACTTTTATTTTCATATAAACAAAAGTTATCATCAATTGTGCTATAAATTAAAAAAGGAAGTTCTAGATCATTAGCACACCTACAATCTGTTGACGATGGATTGGCCGAACCAAGGCAATGAGAATGAACAACCACCTCCACATCATTCTCAACATAAATGCCACAGTCTATAGCGAAAAATTTTTGTTTATCGTGTGCAAGATTTTCACATTCGATGAACTTTTTTTGTCCATCAATATTTACAATAACCCCACAAATTTCTTGATTTTTATTTCGCTTTGCAAAGTTTGAGATTTGTTTTAGAATGGATTCGCTTATTTTATGACTCATAACCAAATCCCGCCGCACCAGGAAATGCTCCGAACCTCAAACCTGGGCTGATATTTTCTGATTTATTATGAGAGCCAAACTCGGAATTTGGATCGAATCTTTTTTTACAAGCTTTTAAATTTTTTGAACATTCATCTTTTAACCAAAATTCTTTATCAAAATATGGATGATGATCTGCTGGAGAAATATGATCTTGTATGCAAACAAAAACCTGCGAAGTTCTCTTGTATGGATTACTGGAACTTCTTGGAATTATTTTAATAACATCATTCAAATTATAACCTCCAGAAGAAGTAGATTGACCGGTTCTTCCAAACTTTGACCACTCAGGAATATCATCAACACCCCCAGGATACTGTAAGGGGTTTATGCTACCAAAATTATCTAAATTATTATTGAATGCGAAGTTTTCTGTTAGATTTTGTCCATCAATTGTTTCAATTGGTAAACCTTTATAACCGCAACCAATATCACATCTATATTTCCATGTGCACATGTTTGAATATAATCTTCTTCCAGGCAACCAAGAATCTTTCAACTCTAACGGAGAAGACAGTTCGAACGCAATCGAATTTTTATCTTCAGAAACTTTTCGGTTTATATAATATACATCATCAGGCAAAAACGAATCACTGTCAGATTTACCGAATGGGTTTTTTCCTTCTGAATTTAAATTTCTGTTTTGAAAATTTTCATCATCTAAGAATCTAACATATGTTCTTTTTCTCGTAATTTTGCATCCAACAAAATCATTATTGTTATATATTATTCTAGAAAATATGCCATCTGGATTAGCAATCATTAATTTTGGTCGCGGAAATCGACCATCGTTCTTACTTTCAAAACCTTCCGCCATAATAGGCATAGGCTGATATGATTTACCTTTCCATACAATTGGATTTGTTGAATTGACTGATGAACAAAATCTGTAAATAGTATCCGCACCTACATTTATACCATACATATCTTTCAATCTTTCGAAATTTTCTTGCATGGTACTAAAATCTATCTCAAACAGTTCGATCAATGTATCGGGCAACAAAGAAGAAAGTTGTTTGTTTAAATTTGATTCTGATTGAGACATTATTTTTCTAGGTTTATTTGTATATCTGAACTTAAAGTTTGTTCCGTTCCATTACTATTCTCAATCACAATTTCAAGTTTTCCATCAAAACTTTTTCGTGATTGTATAACTTGTATAAATTGTGCATCAGTTAAAGAATCATAAAAGTCAAGTTCTTGCAAAGATCCATTATAATAAATATCAATATAACCCGTCTGACCAGCGCCCAGAGAAATATAAGACCCATCAAGATATTTGTTTCTATTATTTTTAAACAATAAATCATCAATAAATCCTATATATGTATTACTAATTTCTCCAGTATTTAAATTCATAATATAACCGGCATTACTCTGAAAAAACCTATTTGGCAAGCCATCAATTGATACCCTTTGGTAAGAACCATTAATTTCTTGAACAACACTAAAAGAAGTTCCACCTGCAACCCCATCAGAATATTGTTTATATATTCTAATTGTTTGATTATTCAGCCCAAAAGGAAGGTTAGAGTCTGGGGGTAATACTAAAACATAATCAACATCATTATCTTTCTCCAGTAACATTACGGCCTCCGAAGAGCCTTCGTCTTGACCAACAATATCAAATTCTGATTCAACAATCTGCATGGATTTAATCTTTAAAGCTTTGTCTCCTACATTTTTAAAAAACACTCTTTTTTTAAATAAATTAGACCTCTTTAAAACTTCAACACTATCTTCAAAAATTATTGACGAAGACATAGACATTTCAGACTCTCTCAGTATTGGTTCGGTTATTAAAGAATCATATTTTTGCGCGCTTAATTTAAAAGGGTATTCCTCAAAAGTCGCTTTTATACTATGATTGTTTTTAAAATTGTAAGCGTGTGTCCATTTTTGGCAAACAAAATTTCTATCTTGCTCATAAGGGGCGGGAAGATTAAAACCAAAAGGAATGCATCCATAATGATGTTCAAGAAAATGAAGTATAGCATACGCCTCCTCATCAGTTCGGTTATTGAATTCCAAATCTATGTTCAATAGTTTTTCATTTATTCCGTCTCGATATATTTGAGTATAAGGGCCATTTAGATTTAATTTCTTGAGTCTTGGGGTATTTGAAATTTTTAGACCCAAAGAGGGTTTCCAAAAGAAATCTCTAGTCCACGAATCTGTGTTAATATCTTGATAGTATCCGCCGCTTCTTGACCAAGTGCTTGATTTATTTGATATTGGAGAAGTTCCAAAACCAGATTCTTCTTTTTTGTAATAGTAATGTTGGTGATTTTCCTCAACAAACACAACATCATTTTGTTCATAATATCTTGTGAGCGAATAATCATCTGCGCGCTTGACAAACAATTCTTCAGATTTATTCAACAAAGAAGTATTAAAATTACTCAACTTTACAGTCAAATCATTACTATCTTCAAAATTCAATGAATGATCATAGTTTAAACAATAAAAGGTTTTAGACTGCATATTTGTCGAATCGTAAGGATGAAATGTTGACTCACCGCCCCACCTAAATCCGGCAATACCCTGACTGTATTTTAGATTCGGAGATGATCTATCTTTATCATATTGACCCAGATGACTTTCAACAAAATGAAGCATTGCATTTGTTTCTCGACTTGATCTATTTTTAAACAATAATGTTATTTCGGCGCTCAATGAATTTATGCCGTCTGGTTGATATATATAATATCCATCTGAATATTCATATTTTTTATTTTGACATGTAAATGTAACGCTTGATCCATAATCTGCATCAAAGAAAAAAACATCAGATATCCAATCTGGAGAATCAACACTCGGGTTGGTGTTTGCCGAAGTTAATGTTATTTCGTTATCAGATTTATCTTCTAGTTGTGTTATTGAATCATTACTTGAAGCGCCAACCAACCATACTCTTGTTCCAAAATCTTGATTTGTGTTGAGCTCAGGAGCTTCATTTTGTTGAAAATTTATATTGATAGTAGGTTGAGCTTGTTGATTTGCTGCTTGAATTACTTTTTTATTGCTTTTTAATGTAAACCATGTTTGTTGATCGACCTCATAAAAATCAAAAAGGTCATCGCTTTTTGATGGGGGTTTCGCATAAATGAACCCATCTTCACTATCAAGAGTATAATACTTAAAATACCCTACTGCATATTTATGTAAACTATTTTGCGTAGAAACAGAGGTGTCAAATTTTAAATTATAAACATGATCAATATTTTCATCCACCGCAAAATCAATTGACTTAGATTCTCTATCAAATTCTCCAACTTGAGCCCACTCGTTATTGTCGTTCAATTCAAAAACAGACAAGCAAGCATTATTAAACCCTTTGTACTGTTCAGTCAAACCTAATCCAAATAAATCAATATCTACATATTGAAGATCGTAGTGCCTCTTTGGGTTAATCTCTCTACTTATAATTGTTGCAACTCTCAAACGACCCGCAGAATTTTTACTTAACCGAACATCATTGACAATCAAATTATATACATTTTTTGTTCTTATATTTAAGTCTATTTCTTTCCAAGAATTATTAACATAAACAAGTGTTTTCTCTGTTACTTTTTCGAATCGCTCGTATTGTTCAGTAAAATCATTCCATACATTTTCGTAACTAGACCGACCTGATCCATAAGCAACAACAGTAGAACCATCATAATTTACTTCGAGATTCATTCTAGAATTTGAGCCCCAACCGGTCTGCTTTACTTCAAAATTTATTTCTTTAATTGGTAGTGGAAAATCAGGAAACTCATACTCATAAACATCATTGCTCATGGCAACTTCGCCAATATTATCAAACCAATTTCCGGAATTAGATCGTGTTATGTATTTTATTTTATTGGTTTTATTGTCGATATAAAAAATCTTATTTCCGTCTGCAGACATTCTAGCACAAAAAGATCCTGACTCATATATATCTTCTCCATTATCATACTCAGAAAATTGATCCGCAATAAAATGATCATTAAAATATAAAACATTCACATCAGAACCGTAAGTGTTACTATCTAAAGACTTAAAGAGTATTGTGAGTGATTGAGAGTATCCATGTTCATCATATGAATATTCTTTGTCAGCAAAACTTCCGTAATTTGTGCCTGCCATAATTAACTCATCCTCCCACGCAGAACCGTTAAGTGTCAAAACCCTCATACATTGCCTGCGCCAAGTGATTAGTCTATTTTTATAATGATTATATTCGTGAGAGTGAGGCTCAAAAATAAATAAATTATTACCGTTTTTACTAAAGTTTGCAACCAAATTTTGCTCTACAATTTGTGATATTGAATGCGACTCCTCCCAAGTATTCGTGGAAGAGTTGTATTTATAAATTTTAAGATCTCCGGCGTATTTTAAATTACTAGTAGACTCAAAGTTTTGTAATTGGGTTTTGGTTAGTGGGCCATCTTCTGTTTTCCATGGTAATCCAAATAGAACAGAAAGAGCTATATTAGCTCGCGCCCCATTGTTATAATCATAGTGGACACCATAATCTTGAAACATCTGTGTGTTTAAAGTATAGTAATTTTCATCATAAGACAAAACAGCGATTGTATCACAAGCTCCGTCGCAACACAAATATCTATATTCTCCATTAAAATTCAAAGTGGCCTGCTCAATCCAAGTGTCACCGCTTTTTTCATATCTTTTTATTGAAGAGTTATTTCTAGCAATTAAAAACTGACCATCATCACTAACATCAATTTCTCGAGTATTAGAATCAAATGATTTATTTTCACTGGTTATTTCATAAGTGTATTCTTCTCTTCCTCGATCCTCGTAATACAAAACAGCATTGTTTCCATCCTTCCAACCTTTCTTGGTAAAAAACCACATATCTTCAAGTCCGCCAATATTCATCCATAAAGACTTATCGGAAGGAGTAAAATTACCTTTAATTGAAGTATAAATCCAGCCTATTTTCGTATGATATATCCAATTTCCTCTTTCATTCAAAGGAACTGCCCTATTTTCTGCTTCACCGTATGTATTGTAATGCTGCCTACCCCAAGCTTCTTTTGTTAAAGCCTTACCACTAGATTCGTATGCATTATACAAATCAATATTGGAATCAACATACGCAGTAAAATCTCGACCAGGCCAATAAATATCTTTTTGATCCAACAAAAACCAGTCAGACAAAAACCAATCGTCTATACCTTCTTGCCCGTTTAATATTTCAGAAAGCACATAATCTCCAGGCTTTATTGCGCTTGGATTGTAGTTACTTTCTATGTTTAATATTCTAAAATTACCATCATTTTCGTATAGTGATCCACCAATGTTTATGGTTTGTCCAATTTTATAATCAGACATATCATTGTGTGCATCAAAAAGATAGTATGTTTGAGTTCCAGCATATAGCGGCCCAGAAGGATCAAGCGAATATCGATTCGCAAAAGTATTAATCAATTCATCGCTCCAAATTATATCATCTTTCGCGTAATAATATAAACTATCTACTTTATTAAAAACAAAATCAAATTTTTTATAATCCACGCCAGGAGTATAATCACCAATATAATTGGATATGTTTGTAAGATTTTGCATTATTTGATTATTTGTTTTATTGTGATCGAGCTTGTTGAGTGAGAACCTTCTGCGATATTCATCGATTGATTTTGTATTTTTCCTGCGCAATGCAATCTGGAAATTCTTTCGCCACCCAGACTATACAAAAATATATCCACCTGAGAATCATCAATTCCAAATGGAGAAGAAGATGTTTGCTGATCGCCATAAGGATTTAAATTTTGAGCCATTTCATTACCCTCTATATTAACCTCAGAGGTTATTGATTCCACGCTAACTCGATGTGGAAGTGCGCCTCCAGCGTATGTATTAATCGCGGTGTTCTCATTTTCTCTTATTTTGTTTGATATCTTGCGTTCTACATTGATATTGTAATTCAAGCTCTTTACTTCAAATTCTTCGTCGGTTGCTTGGTTACTTATTTTTACTTCTCCAAAAGATTTTAGTGCATGCGCGAAATCAACATCTGATTTGGTGAAGTATCTATCAACTGTTTTATTTATCGTGCCGTATATATTGTATGATGCATTGGCAACAATCAGGCGAAATGGTTCAAGCTTGAGATTGAAACTAGTCAAAAACATATTATCAAAACTATATCTACCAACAACATTTCCATTTATTGGGGCTTCACTAATAGAACTTTTTGCATTTCCTGGATCCGCAACCTCCAACAATTCAAACAATCTATTCACACTGTTGGGAGAGATCGTATCTGCAGACATATAAAATGATATATTCAATTGTCCTTGCATATTTTGAGTTGGAGCAAAATTAACAAACTCAGTTCGAGCGCCCGCGATTTGTGCATCATAATCTCCATAAACTCGCTCAACCTGCAAAGATGGAGAGATCGAAAGACTGGCAGAGTTTACCATAAGATCCTTGTTGTTCAAGGTTATCTTTCCATCTTCAAATCTAAGAAATGGTCGCGCCATAATCAAACCTCGTTGTGATAAGATTCGTAGCTTTTGTACGACAAACTTATGTTCATTTCTTCTTCTGTTGTACTATTTATACTTTCACTAATCAATCTTACATTTTTACCCACAAAACTATTGATTACATTCGAATGATCACCTGCATCACATATATCAATTGATATTTCACTTCTTGGTGCATTCTGCAATCGATCTTTTATTTCGCGGATTTCATAAGTATTTGCAATCATGGTCACAGATATATCTGTCTCAATTGGATATTGTGTGTCAATTTGTACAGGATCATAATTTGGGCTTGTTATTGGTGCCCCACTATTCCAAGTCGCAATACCATCTTTTTGCAATGCATACAATGGCACAACATTAATTGATCTACTATAACTAAAATCAATGACCGCATCTATACTAAAATCACTTACATTAAATTTTATACTTGATTGATCAGGATATTGTATTGATTGATCTGTGTGTTGAATTGTTGCGCCATATGGAACCAAGGCAAATGAATCCCTGCCAAGCTCAAGCCAACGATATGTAATTCCAGACACGGTGCTAGTCCACCTTCTTTCTCGCGTGGTATCAGGAATGTTAGAATATTTTTCGTCGGTTATCGTTAGCGCTCCGTCGTTCCAAGAATCAACAACATTCAAAGACGACCCTCTTTCTCCAACATATACTTGACTTAAATTTGTTGGATAGTATGATGAATTTAAATTTTGAGAATATGAATTGTTTTTCAAGACATTTTTACCCAAACTACCATAAACAGTAATATCTGTTTGTATGTCAGGAATGTTCCCAACACTACAATTCACACTATATCTTGACACGCGTCCTTTCGTAAAACCAAATCCTTTGGTATTATTATCGTAGAGCACAAGACCATCTATTTCTTGTTCATCAAAAAGATATTTGCCGAGCGAGTTTTTCTCTAACAATGGATCTGCGCCAACCATTTTTCGGTTGATACTAAAATTTCCTTGTAGTGGCGCATCTGACATCGCATCAATAAAACCAACACCCGCCACGCGAATTGGTTTTTCGCTTATTCCATAACTACCATCAACACTCTGAATACCAAGCAATCGATGGCCGTTGATTATTACTGTTTGTTCGTAATTTGAATAGCTCATGATCAATCACTCAACAATCCTCCAGGACGCTGTTCTTCAACTATCACAGAAAGAACTTGTTGTTTTATTTTATCTGCAATAGCCGAGCCACTTTCTTTTTCTTTGCCTCCAACGCTTGCTTCAACAGATGTATTATCGGACGACTTCTTTTCGTCTTTTACTGAACCAGATTCTATATTAACAGAAATGTTTATATTGTTTGTGTTGCCGCTTGTTCCAGAAGTTTCTTCGGATCCTACTATTTTATCAACTGGTCCGCCATCATTAAATTTTCCTGCATTTATACGATCAAGCATGGGTTTGCCAATTTGACGAGCACTGCTTGCGCGAATAACATACTCTCCCTCACTGAGCATTGCAGGAATTTGGTCGATTCCAGATTTACCAGATATGTGTCCACCGTTAGCATATTGACGAATTGGGCCTCCGTAATATTGATTTGTTGGCTTATTCCAGAAAAATGGACCCAACCCTGGATTTACAGAAGAAGGAGACTTCCAAGACATTGGGTTCCAGCTTCTTGTGTTAGTTACGTTACTGAATCCGCTAGTATCTACATTTGGCAACAAGCTCACGGCCTGACCACCGGCATCAGTTGCCATTTTAACCCCAAATGGAGTTTTTGAACCATAACCTGCAGCTTTTGCTGTTCCGGTTAATTTACCAGAACCTTGCATCCCCGCAGTCACTCCAGCCATAGCTATACTTGCTACAGTGCTCACTATTTGCTGTACTCGTGCATTGTATTTCGCGGCTTCTTCTTTTGCTTTTGCTATAGCTTCTTCTTCTTTTGCGCGTTTGTCTGCTAGCGCCCCCTCTAATGATGATGCATCTTCTCGTAATCCCACATTATCAGCTCTACCATAAAAAGCACCGCTCATTTTTTTGCTTTGATATGCGCGGCCAGATTTGTATTGAAATCCTTCAAGCTTGCCGCCATTGCTAAACGTAGGAACATTTCCACCAGCATTCAATCCATGCATAAATGCGCCGCCATATTTATTTACTGCACCACCACTCATCACATATTCGCCGTCGCTCACCATAGCAGGAACACCGCCTCCTTGAGAATATTTTCTTACATTTCCGCCGCGAGAGAATGGAAGCATACCCACAATATTGTTCGCGGCTTTTTGCATCATTGCTTGTTGGATGGTTTTTAAAAATGCAATACCTGCGTCACGCAAAGCATCATCTAAATCTTTTGCGCCAGAAAGAGCTTCGGTCATTGCAGATGCCAATCCATTCGCAAAATTTTGAGGAATATCCCTGCTCAATTGATAATCAATCAATAAAGTATCTTCGCGCAATTGCGCCATACCATCTTTCAAACCATTCTTGAATGCACCTGGGCCAGTTTCATGTTTTCTTTTTTCGTCAAGTCTTTGTTTTTCTAGGTCGAGTAGTTTTTGGGCGTTCGATATTTCTTCTTTTGTTGATTCATTAATGTTTTTTATTTCATGATCTATAAAAGCAAGGGCTTGTTGTTGTTCTACAAGAAGCGCCTCTAACTCTTTTTGTTCTTCGGCGGTAGTTGGCTTGGCACCCCCTTTAATAGCTGAGACTCTTTCTTGAGCTACCTGTTGTTGCAGCTCGAGATCGGTACGCTCTTTTATTTTTTTATTGATTGCAGATGTAGCATTTCCTCTTAAAGTTGTAGCTGCATTTTCGAGAGAAATTTGCTTTTCTCTCATTTGAAAATCTTCTTGTTGGGCGCGTGTTTGATAGCCAGGACCAACATCAGTTAGTCTCTGCGCTGCGGCAAGCTGAGAAGAGAAACCTCGCATTTTTTGATCGTGAGCAAGCTGCTTGTCAGACATACCAATTGCAGTAGACATATTCGCAAGCAAATCTTTTCTTTTTGCTATCGCATCATTTATTGCAAATTCGCTTTCCGCTATTTTAGTAGATAGTCCGAGTTCTTTTAACAGCATTTCTACATTTTTTTCTTTACTGTTTTTAAAATCTTCAAGTGCTTGCAATTGATTGCCGACTAGGTTTGCTTTTTTCAACTCAGTATACAATTCTTCGTTTGATAGTTTTAGAAGTTCTTTGGTTAAGTCTATTTTTTTGGTTTCAGTATCAAGATCAAGAGTATTGCCTTCGCCGCTTATTTCTGCTTCGTTTACTTTTCTTTGAGCAAGGTTTGTTTTTAAAGCCGCGGCAATAGTTGCATCCTCAGAAAACTTAATCATGCTAACTCTATATTGGTCTTCTTGAGATTGAGCGCCTGTAGCATATTTTTCAGCAGCTTTATTAACAGCTTTAGTATAATTCATCTGAGCCTTTTGTTGTTCAGTTGCAAAGCTGCCCATCAACTTGGCCTGTAAAGATAGAGAACTATCTATTTGTGCGTATGATGATTTTATGTCAAATTGTATTTCTTTAGCTTTTTGTTGGGCAGCTAGAATTGCGCGCTGAGCATTGAGTTGGAGGATAACTGCCTTTCTTTCTTTTTCCTTGTCAATATTTATTTTTTGCTGTAATGTTAATGCATTTTCAAATGCTTGCCTTAAAGCTTCCTGATCTTCTAGTTTTGTTATATCTAAGCCTTCAATTTGAGACAAAAATGAGCTTGTTGTGAATTTTTTAGACTTGAATATTTTTTTTCCATCTTCACCCACTTCACCTTTTAAATCTGTACCCATAAATTCTGTCGATGGATCCAGTTTTTTCAAAGCGCCTACCAATGCTTGTCTTCTTTCTTTAGCTGTGTCAGTGTTAAGTACAGAAGTGATCTCAGATGCATCCTTTTCAATTTTATCTTCAGAGATACTTTTGCTAATATTCAAAGATGAGCCCCCGCCCCAAACCATCATAGCACTTTGTTGCAATTGTTTATTATCGAACTTTTTATCAAGATTCTCTTTTCTTGTTTCAATTTCCGTAAAAGAAGGTTCAAATTTAGAACCTAATTTCAGTTGTTTTTTTAAATTAACAAGAGACTCTAAACGCTCTTCTCCTATACCAGCAAACGCCTGTTGCATGACAGGTGCAGATAGAATACTTTGAGATTTTTGCGCTCCCGTTGATTTAGCTAATTCTACCTGAGCCTCTTCCACCTCTTTTGCGCTATTTACTAAGCCCATAAATGCTCCACCAAGAGCTCCTACAGCAGTTCCAATTGGCCCAAATATCATTCCCATGGACGCTCCAGTACCTGCGCCTTGTAGAGCCCCTCCTAATGTGTATCCAGCCCCACCTTTTGTAGCCCCGCCTTGTTGCAGCATTCCAGCGAGCATAGGAGCTCCCATCATAAGACCCATTTGACCCCCTGTACTACCAAGCGCCCGACCCATTGTTGTACCCTCAAATTTTTTATTTAGACCAGCAAGTCCTCCAGCTCCAAATGTTGAAGTTAATGCTTGTTTGGTTTCTTTTCTTGAGAAATTTAATTGAGATAAAGCTTCCTTTGTTTCTTGTTTTGAAAAACCTAATTGTTTTGCATCTTCAGCAGTTTCTTGCGCGCTATAACCTCTCCGGGTTGTATTGATTCTCATGTCTTCAATAAGTTCTTGCTTTGTATTACTTAAGGAAGTCTGAGAAACACTTTTCCATTTATCGAGAAGTTTAGAAATAATGTTAACTCTAGAATCTCCGGCGGCATAATTCGGCACAAATCCATTCGCACCAAACACATCGCGCAAACCATTTGGCTCATCATGTGTATTGGTTACGCCGAGGCCAAGGGGGTTGCCTTTACCCATGAGTGCACCGTGCGATCCCACGCGAATTTGAGACACAGGAACACCTGCAGCTTTTTCGCGACCTATTGCGTCAGATAATGGATCGGCGAAGTTGGGGATAAAACCTTTAGACTTAAAACTAGATTCATAAGATTCAAGCAATCTATCTTTTTTGTTCTTATCCCTTAGCATATTATATCTAGCATTACCAGTCTTGCCAATAGTAACTCCATTTATAATTTGACCTTTATTCTGAACGACCCAACTCTCAAATTTGTCTCTATCTGCTTTGGTTTTTAATAGTGCAGATGTTTTACTACCAGAAGTAATACCTTTACCACCAATCTCTAAATCATATATTTTTCTAGCAAAGCTTTTGGCATTAGCTTCATTAGAATTTATTTTTGCCTCTGCACCAACAGACCCTTTAGCGCCTTTAACTCCAAAAAGATCATAAAGCTTATCATTTTTAAAAAAATCTATTCTTGCAGTTTCGCTATCGGGTATAGCTGACTCAGCTCCAATTTCTCTAAGTATAGTTTTTGATGCGGCTTCAAAAATGTGCCCAGCAGCAACAGACATTTTATTTTCAGGCAAGTCTTTACTTAAATCTGCTTTTTTTGCTATAAAATTTTGATCTTTAGAAGATAAGGTCTTAAGAAGTTTATTCATTATTCCGTAGCTAGCTCGCTGAAGGTCTTCTTTTAATTCATCTTCTACTTTTGAATCATAATATTTTCTTTTTTCAGAGTCATCCAAAGAATAAAATTCATAGTCTATTTTGGCTCCCTTTGACTTAGCAGCAGCTTCTCTATATGGCTTACCTACACTTGAAAAAACATTTGACATTCCTTTTCCGGCAGTTGCATAAAGAGTTCCCGCTCTATCTGCAGAATTCGTCGCACTTAACCCAATATATTTAGCAGAACCTTGATTGACGTGAGTTCTTGGCCCTGCAAAATTCGGAACGTATCCCCCTGCAGCATATGGATCGAATCCATGTATATTACCAAATGCTTGTTGATAGTTTTTTCCAGCCTTGCTTGAATGAGGAGGCATGATTGCAGGTTGGCTCATGCCCTTAAAATTCTTGACTTTTTCTGCGCTGTTGTATATTACCGAGCCTTCGCCAGGCATGTTCATGCTTCTAATATTTCCAGCAGCATATCCACCCTGCGCAGCTTGTGCGCGTTCTGGGTTTGCATAATTAGGAATGTGTCCACTCGCTTTCTTACCAACGGGTGTTAAATTTGCGCCATACCCTTTTCGATACAATGTGCCAGCCATGCCAGCAGTCAATGTGCTCAAAGATTTGGCCTCAAGATTTTGAGCCTTCAATAAACCAAGTATTATTTTTTCTTTTTCGGTGCGGCCAATATCAGTACGCAACATCTCTTTGTTGAGCGCTGCATTTTGACCAAACAATGAAACTAAACTTGTTTGTATGGCTTTTTGTTTTTGTTTTTCGGTTGTTACGCCGACCAACGAAGTTAAACTTTCTTTTGTAAACTTTAATGCTTGACCAAATAATTTGAAAAATACACCCGCGAGAACAACAAGTCCTGGCCCAGTAATAACATTACCAATACCTTTAAGAAGGCCAGTAGCAAAACTACTTCCAGTACTTTCTCCATCTCCCAACACTCCACTCAATCCTTCGGCCAGACTTTTAACAGAGTTGAGAATCTTTTCCATTCCTGGAGCAATAGCAATTTCACCTATTTGAGTACTAACTTGTTTGATTGCGAGCCCTGTTTCTGTGGCAACCGCAGACATTGTTTTACGCAACTCTTCATTTTTTTGTATAGCCTCATCTGTAGCACCAGCAGATATTCTGGTAGCCTCAGCCATGATACCATTTTGTTTTGCGGCGTCACTCAAAACAGCTTTCAAAATATTGATGTGAAACAAACCACCCATTGTTTGAGTAATCTGAGCTTTTTGCGCAGCACTAAGAGTATCAAACGTATTGGCGAGATCATTCAGTATGCGTTGTGCACCAATTGTATTTCCCTCAAGATCGCGAACTGCGATTCCTAAATTTTCAAGTTGATTGAGAGTATCTGTTTTTCCTGTTTTTGTGAAAATTGTTTTCAACGCATTACCAATAACCGCACCACCACGAGCAGTTTTTTGCTGAGCAGCAGTTACAATACCCACAAGCTCGTCAATGCTCACCCCAGCGCTTTGAGCAGATTGACCAGTACGAGAAATAGCGTCCGCAAAATCTTGGGCGCTAACCGCAAACTTAACATCAACAGCAGCAAACTTACTAACCAATTGCGTGGTATCTTTGATTTGTGTGCCGTATGTGTTCATCGCGGCAGTCAAGGATTTTACTGCTTCGGCAGAGTCCATGCCAGTCAAGCGAGTAAGAACCAAAGCGTCTCTCGTTCTTTTTAGAGATTCTTCAACACCCAAGCCCTGACGAGCATATTCTGTAGCGGCATCTGCAGCAACCCTGAATGCCGCACCAGTTTCTTTTGCCACTTTAAAAAGTCCATCACTAAATTTTTCCAAGTTTTGAGCGCTCAAACCCATGACCACATTAACGTCAGCCATAGCTTTCTCAACCTCAACAAGGTTTTTGACCATACCCTTGAATGCATTAGCCACACCATTTATGATTGCCATACTCGCACCGAACGCAAGAATACGAGCATTCGCCGCTTCCATCGATTTGGTAAACTCATCAGCACCACGCTTCATGTTGCCCAATGGCTGGGTGGCGCCCTTGTCATCAACAGTAATTTTTATTGGTTGACGACGAATTCTGTTTACAGCCGCTTGTACCGCCGCTTCAAGCGGTTTTGTATTACCATGTACATCAAGATCAATAGCCATATTTCCTTATTCCTTAGATAAGGTATTAATACACCAAAATTATGTCACACCATGCAATTTCATCAAATCTTCCATATTTAATGTTCCACCTTTTTTCTTTGCTTCCTCATGTAAATCAACTCCACCCTTTTGTTTTTTGACTCCTAGTTGTTCATAATCTTCGCGTTTTGCGCCAACAATTGTACCACCATCTCCTTGTGATAGTTTGTCTTTTACTTTGTCGCGCTCTTCTCTTGAACTGCTACCAAATTCCAACAATTTCGCGGGATCTTTTCTTATGTTCTCAGGTATATTTTCATTTGAGTCAAATATATTTTTAAACACTCTAGTATATACTATCAACCTTATTTGATTGTATGTTAGATCACAAAATGGTTTGCCATAAAATTGTAAACTATCTTCTGCAAAGCTGAGATATGGATTGTAAAAGTCTTCTAATATTGTATATTGTATATTTTCTTCGCTGAAACTTTGAAAGATATCGTTGTATGTAAAGATTATTTTTTTGATGTCGTAATTTTCAAGCTCGTCAAACACCTCTTCGCTGAACAATTCTGTTTTCATGTCGGCATCTTTAAAGAAACTCTTGATCATATAAAAATCATTGAGTCGATCTTTCGCGTACTTTTCGCATGTGTTGCCAACAAGTTGTATTTTCTGTGTTTGTTTTTCGAGCAGCAACTTTTCCTCTTTTGCAATCACACTTTTTTGTCGATCAACATCTTTTTTGAGCACGAGCTTGGTTAATGCTTTTTTTAAATTTTCAAGATAAAGAGTTTTCTCGGTGATCACACGTTCGTCTTCGTCAAGCCATTGACCTTCCCCCTTCAGAAACTCAAGCATGTCCGCCTCGGTGGGCACACCGCGCCGCAATGCCTCGTTGTGATAACGTTCTTCGATTTCCTCAAGCTCCACCTGATCGTGTGGAGTGAGATGTTTTATATATACAAGCTTGTCGTTGAAAAGCGTGCTAGAGTAGCCGCGAACAACGTCCCTAAAGATTCTTCTGCGCTTCGTCGATTCCACGCATTATATATTTCCTTCTTCGATGTCGTTGTCAAGCTTTTCGAAATCAGCTTTGCCCACTGCACCACTGCTGTAATACCAAAAGCTATAAAGCGCCGCGATCTTTCCTCCCACAATGTCATACAATTCATCTCCTTCTTCTTCCATTTCATAGTAGGTTTGTAATTTTTGCTCAAAGTCATTTCCTGCAAACAATGCAGTCATGTTATCTTCATCTGATTTTTGTAAAAATGTAAGATTCAATATGTACCATTGTATAACTTTATTTTCTGCTCTCACATCGGCAGTA